AAAGTTATCACTTTAAGTGCTAATACTACTGATGCTATTGCAGTTACAAGTCAGGTAACTATTACTCATTCATACGATACTAATACTGATCGTGGTATTTCGTTTGAGTATAATAATGGTAGTGCCAATAAAAAAGGATTCTTTGGTTTTGATGATACTGAAAAACAATCACAGAGAATGTGGACTTACATTCCTGAAGCTACTGTTACTAACAGTGTTGTAAGTGGAACTAAGGGTTTTCTTGACATTAAAGGTATCTATTATCAATCAGGTGATTATAATACTCATGGTATTACATATTTCGATACAAATGGTCTTCAAACGAGTACCAATGCTCCATCCGATGGATCAAATAGTAGGACATCAAACAAATTCCTAACTTCTTTAACTGAAATTATACTTACTTATGGTAGTGCTCAGAGTGTAACTGCAGGTGACCAAATAACACAAGCAGGTGGAACTCAGTATGGTGTAGTAAAGACCACTTCTAATGCCACAACTGTGACTTTGATTGGTGTTACAGGAACATTTAATACGTCTTCTGACACAAAGAAAAATAATGAAACTACTATGGCCACTCCTACCAATGTCTCAACTACATATACTGAGAAACCAATGTGGACTGATACTTTAGATGGAGGAACTTGGTAAATTATGAACAGTGAAGTTGACGTGAATGTTTTGATTAATCATTATCATAAGAAAATTTCTACATTAATTAATCAAAATATTTTATTAGAAGCAAAATTAGAGTCTCTAGCAAAGGATTATACGGAATTGGAATCCCAAATTCAAGGTCTAGAGACTGTAGATAAATACCAGAAGGATAAAGATTTCGATGAGTAAACCAAGTACTAGACAAGGATTAATTGATTACTGTCTTAGAAGACTTGGATATCCTGTGCTGGAAATTAATGTAGATGATGATCAAATTGATGATTTGGTCGATGATGCTCTACAATATTTCCAAGAAAGGCATTTTGATGGTATAGAAAAAGTATATTTAAAACATAAAATAACTGCAGCAGAGAAAGAAACAATAAAAACAGGTGTTACTACAACAACTGTTGATGGTACTCAATTGGGTAATATTGGTTTTGATGAAGGTCAAAATTATCTACAATTACCAGATACTGTTATAGGTGTAGATAAAGTATTCAAATTTGATGAAAGTACTATATCAAATGGAATGTTTAATGTAAAGTATCAGATATTTTTAAATGATCTTTATTACATGGGAGCACTTGATTTATTGAATTATGCTATGACAAAAACTTATCTTGAGGATTTGAGTAGGATAATTACTCCAGATGTACAGGTAAGGTTTAATAAGAAGAGACATAGATTGTATTTAGATATTGATTGGGCTCAACAACCTGATGATAAGTGGTATATTTTTGATTGTTGGAGAATATTGGATCCTTCAACTGCAACTGATGTTTATAATGATTTTTGGTTAAAGAAATATTTAACTGCCACAATTAAGAAACAGTGGGGTCAAAACCTAATTAAGTTCCAAGGAGTACTTCTTCCAGGTGGAGTTGCATTAAATGGTAGAGAAATTTATGAAGACGCAGTAAGAGAATTGGAAGAGATAGAAAAATCACTCAGAGAAGAGTACGAATTACCTCCAATGGATTTGATAGGATAATGTCATGCCTCTTTCTCCTTATTTCTTACAGGGTTCAACAAGCGAACAAAAATTAGTTCAAGATATTATCAATGAGCAGTTGAAAATATATGGGCAAGATATTATATATCTACCTAGAAAGATTGTTAATAAGAGTACAATATTTAAAGAAATTACAGCATCAAAATTTGATGATGCTTTTAGAATGGAAGCATATTTGCTAAATTATGAAGGATTTGAGGGTTCTGGTGATGTATTATCCAAGTTTGGTGTACAGACAACTGATTCAGTAACCTTTGTAATATCTAAACAAAAGTATGAGGATTTTATTACTCCTAAACTTGACTCAACTGAAATGGAGGTTATAACTAGACCTCAAGAAGGAGATTTAATTTATTTTCCTTTAGATAATACAATTTTTGAAATTAAGTATGTAGAAGCTAAGAAACCATTCTACCAATTAAACCAACTTTATGTTTACACATTAAGTTGTGAAGTCATGGATATGGAACTTGATGAGCAGATAGAGACCTCTATAGAGGCGGTTAATGATGCTGTAGTAGACTTTGGGTACATTATCACACTTTCTATGGTTGGGCTAGGAGCACAGACCGCACAGGCAGGTGCAATACGAGCAAGTGCAACTAGTGGTATAAGTACTGGATTTGCTGTAGGATATATTGATTTAATAAATGATGGAACTGCATATACTGCACCACCTACGATTGGTATTTCCACTGCACCTTGGTATGAAGGACAAAGAGGAGTTGATGCATCTGCAGTTGCGATTATGACAAGTAGGAGTGGTCAGACTGGTCAGTCATTAGATAGAATTTTAATCACAAATCCTGGTTATGGATATACCGTACCACCAACAGTTACAATTATTCCAGTAGATACATGGGGTTCTGGTGGTATAGCAACTGCTGTTCTTGCTCATAATTCTTTATCAAATATTACTGTAACAACTTCTGGAAGTGAATATGGATCGGTAGTTCCAGATACTGTTGTCAGTAGTCCTGCTATTGCTGCAGAAGCTACTTCCACAATTAGTAGTGGATCTGTTAACTCATTAGAAATTACAAATGGTGGTAGATATTATGGTTCTGCACCTACAGTTACTATTGCAACGCCACCTACAGGAATAAACACAGCAACAGCAACAGCAACAGTATCTGCTGCTGGAACTATATCAGGATTATCAATCACCAATGCTGGAGTTGGATATACCATTGCCCCAGTAGTTACTATTAGTAATGCTGGAGAATTTAAGACTAATGTTGGATATGCTACTGCACAAGTAGAAACATTCCTCAATGTTAATGGAGGAGTTGCACAAATTAGATTTAGTAATGCTGGATATGGATATTTGGATACTCCTACAATAACTATAGATCCACCAGTTATTGCAGGATTATCAACAGGAGACTATCTTTACAGGGAAAAGGTAACAGGAGAAGATTCGGATGCTGTTGGGTATGTTGTCAATTGGGATAATGATACTAGGATTCTTCAAGTGAATAATGTTTCTGAAGGAAACATGTTTATAGAAGGTGAGAAGGTTGTTGGTATTGGAACAACATTAAATGGATCTGATAGTGCTTATCTTATAAAATCAATAAACAGGCAAGATGATACTGATTTATTTGGAGATAATACTCCATTTGAGAGTGAAGCAGATGCAATTTTAGATTTTTCAGAACAGAACCCTTTTGGAGAGTTCTAAATAGTTAATATAGATAAAATTCAACATTATGTTAGGAACTTATTTTTATCACGAAATAATTCGAAAGACTATCATTGCTTTTGGTACTCTTTTTAATACAATTGATATTAAGCATAAAAAACAAGATGGTACGAATTGGAGTACTATTAGAGTTCCTATTGCTTATGGACCTAGAGAGAAGTTTCTTGCTAGATTAGAAGAAAAACCAGATTTAAGAAAGAGAGTTTCGATAACATTACCAAGATTAGCATTTGAGTTAACAAGTATACAATATGATCCTGAAAGAAAGGTTTCTACAATGCAAACCTTTAAGGCAAATACAACTACAGGAACTAAGGTAGCGAAAAAAGTTTACATGCCAGTTCCATATAATCTTGGATTTAGACTTAATTTGATGACTCAATATAATGAAGATTCCCTACAGATTATTGAGCAGATACTTCCTTATTTTCAACCATCATTTAATTTAACAGTAGATTTGGTTTCTTCTATTGGAGAGAAACGAGATATACCTATGGTTTTAGATAATTTATCTTTTGATGATAATTATGATAGTGGTATGGAAGAAAAAAGAGTCATAACTCATACATTAGAATTTACTGCCAAAACATACTTATTTGGTAATGTGCCTACTTCTTCGGATGGTCTTATTAAGAAAGTTATTGTTGATAAGTATGGAACTACATCAAATACTAAGACTGCATCTAGAGAACTTAGATATGTTGCTGAACCTAGAGCACTTAAGGATTATAATGACGATGCTACAACATCAATAATTACAGATATAACTGCAACTAAAATAACATTTGATGTTGCTGATGCTACTGCATTGGTTGAAGATAGTTATATTGACATTGATAATGAATTGATGTATATTGATAAGATTAGCGGAAACACATTAACAGTTAAGAGAGGTGTGGATGGAACATCTAAGAATCCACATATAACTGGTAGTGCTGTTAATGTTGTGAATGCTATAGATAATTCTATGGTTGAACTTGGTGATGACTTTGGATTTAGTGAATATCGTTACGATTATGGTAGTGATGGTAGAACTTATAGTCCTACAAAGGGAACTGACGTATGAGTAAATTTGATGCTATAGACAATGCTTTAGACATTGAAGTTGTTAAGGAG